TAAATATTTCTGCAATAAAAGATATAGAAGGTAATACAATTAAATCAGCTACAAATTATAATATAACTGAAATACAAGACGATGGCACAGGTATTGTCATACTAATGTTAGAAGTAAATGGCTAATCATATAAGACAACAAATAAGAGAACGAATAGGTACAACATTAACCGGTTTGACTACAACTGGATCAAACGTTTATCAAAGTAGAGTTTACCCTTTAGAAAATTCAAAACTACCAGCTTTAATTATTTATACAAGATCAGAAAGTATTGAACCTTTAGATATGGGTAGCAATAGAACATTACAAAGAAATTTGCAGTTAGTAATTGAAGCATTTGCAAAAGGAACTTCTAATACAGATGATACCGCAGATACTATTGCAAAAGAAATTGAAATAGCGATGGCAAATGATACGACACACAATGATCTTGCTATTGATTCATTTTTAGAAACTACTGAAATAGAATACAATGGAGAAGGCGATCAACCAGTTGCCTCATTATCTATGGTGTATAATATTACATACATAACGACTGAAAATGCGCCAGATGTTGCATTATAGGAGCTAATATGGAAAAAGACAAAATTACTTTATACTCACCTAATGGAAAAGATACTATAACGGTATTTGAAAGTGATGTTGAGAATTTAGTAGCTAATGGGTGGACTGTTGAAAAGCAGTCTGGAACAAAAACAAAAACTAACAACGAGGATAAATAATGGCAGTATTCACTGGTAAAAGCGGCGTTGTACAGTTAGGATCAAATGACTTTGCGGAAGTAAGATCCTATACTATTACTGAAACAGCCGATGTAGTTGAATCCACTAGCATGGGTGACAGCTCTAAAACTTATGAAGCTACACTTAAAGACTTTACCGCGACTATAGAGTTATTCTTTGATGATACAGATAGCACTGGACAAGTTGCTGCTACTGTAGGATCAAGTATTGCTCTTAATTTAGGTCCTGAAGGATCTGGTAGCGGGGCGTATAAGTTAACTGGTACAGCTATAATCACTTCCAAAAATATAACAGGTTCTTCTGAAGGACTTGTTGAAATGACAATTGAATGTCAAGGAAGTGGTGGATTAACAATTGGCACATATTAATGGCTGGCGTAATAGATAACGTCAAAGCTCATTTTGACTCTCAAGAAGTTAAAATTCTTGATGTGCCAGAATGGGGTGATGAAGAAGGTCCTTTAAAAATTTACGTCAAACCTTTAACTCTTGCAGAATCTAAACGTCTTTATAAAATGGCTACAAATTCTGATCTGGAAGTTATGGTTAACGCAATTATTTTAAAGGCTTTGGATAAAGACGGAAAAAATTTATTTACCATTGCTGATAAACCAGATTTTATGCATAAAGCAGATGTAGGTGTTATATCCTTAGTTGCTGCAGATATTCTGGGAAGTATACCGAGCGAAGACGCGGAAAAGTTTTAACCGAGCCATATTGGCAGACTCTATTTGCATTAGCTGATAGACTCGGTTATACAGTAGGTGATCTAGAAAATAAATTAACCGTTGATGAGTTTACTCTATGGTGTGCGTATTATGATAAGATAAATAAAAATGGCATTAGCAAAAAGTAAATATCAAATAGTTTTAGAGGTTGTTTCAAAAAGCCAAAAAGCTTTTTCTTCTTTAAACAAAGGTTTAAAAGCTGTTGGTAAGTTTGCTGCAGGTGCTGGAGCAGCCATTGGTAAATTAGCACTTGGATTAGGTGGTTTAGCAGGTGCTTTAGTAGTAGTTTTTAAAAAATCTTTTGATTTTATTGATACACTAGGAAAAACAGCTCTGCGGACAGGGGTGACGACAAAGACCCTACAAGCATTTCAATTAGCTGCTATTGAATCAGGATCTTCTATAGAACAAACACAAAAAGGACTTGTTAAGTTTGCAAGATCCATTGGTGATGCAGGAAGAGGATTAAAAACACAAGCAGATATTTTTAAAGATCTTGGAGTTTCTATCAAAGATAGTGATGGTAACTTAAGAAGTTTTGATGATATTTTAGGAGATACAGCAGAAGGAATTAAAAACCTTGGATCAGAACAAGAAAGAGCTACTGCTCTTGCAAATTTATTTGGTAGAGCTGGTATATTTTTATCAGAAACATTTAGAGATGGTAAAAAAGGTATTGATGAGTTTATAGAAAGAGCTCAAAGATTAGGAATAATTTTAGGCGATGATGTAATTAATAAAACACAAAAATTTAATGATACTGTAGCTGTTATAAAATTACAATTTGGTGCACTAATAAATAATATTACAACCTCTTTTTTACCTGCTTTACAAAGTTTAGCTCAAGAATTTGGAACTTTTATTACAAAGATTGCAGAATCTGATGGTGGTTTTAAAATGCTTGGTCAAACTATAGCAATCGAAATACTTAATACTTTTGAAGAAATGGGTATTGCTATGATGGAAATAGCAAATAATGTTAAGTTTATAGCAACAGGTTTTGGAATAATGTCTGATGGTGTTGCCTTTACTAATGAAGCAATGGAACAGTTTAGGTTAAAAATAAGCGCAGCACAACTTGCTATAGTCTCAGCATCAGACTCTGCAGGAGATTTTACAGATGGTTTTAAAGCAGGTCTTACTGATCTTTTAGATCCTCTTGCTAAATTTAGAGATCAAATGAAACAAGATAGTAATGTTATAAAAACAAGTTTAGTTGGCGCTATGAAATCTTTTGAAGATTCTTTAGTAAATAGCTTACAAAGTGGTAAACTAAGCTTTAAAAGTTTTAGTGATTTTGTTATAAAAGAAATTTTAAGGATCTTTGTTAGAAAAACAATACTAGGACCTATTGCAAATATGATCCCTGACTTTCAATTTAAAAGCTTTGATGGCGGTGGTTTTACAGGATCAGGATCAAGATCAGGTGGAGTTGACGGAAGAGGTGGTTTTCCTGCAATACTACATCCAAATGAAACAGTTATAGATCATACTAAAGGCCAAGCGTCTGGCGGTACGACTGTTAATTTTAATATTAATACAGTAGATGCACAAAGTTTTGACGTTTTATTAGCATCTAGAAAACAACTTATTACACAAATAATCAATAATGCAATGCACAATAATGGAAAAATGGGTGTTGTGTAATGAGTGGTGCTTTTCCTACAAGTCCTGCTTTTAGAACTTTAAATTTTAGAGATAATAGACCAGTTTTAATAAATCAAACTTTATCTGGTAAAAAGTCATCAAGACTTATAGGATCTCAATATTTTTCTTTTCAAGTTTCTATGCCACCAATGACTCAAGAAGAATCACAAAGTATATTTGCTTTTTTACAAAAACAAAAAGGTGGTTTTGAAAATTTTACAATACAACACCCTACAGATAATTTAGGATCAAACAGAACACAAACAGACATTTTAGTCAACGGTGCACATTCCTCTGGAGATGCTTCTATAGTTTTAGATGGTTTTGACGCAAGTACATCTGGCGTTTTAAAAGCAGGAGATCTTATAAAGTTTGCTAATCATTCAAAGGTGTATATGGTACAGTCAGATATAGATTCTAATGGATCAGGAGAATGTACAGTTTTAATATCACCGGCATTAGTTAGTAGTCTAGCAAATAATGAAGCTGTTACCGTCAATAAACCATCTTTTACAGTTTATCTTTCTAGCAATGAAATTATGTATACAACTAGCGCAAATGGTTTATATAGTATTAGTTTTGAAGTTAGAGAGGTAATTACTTAATGCCTAGAACATTATCATCAGACTTACAAACTGAAGTTTCTAACGAATCTACACAGATTGCTTTTCTTATAAAATTACATACCGGAACTGTGATCAGACTTACTAATTGGGCTTATGATCTTACTTTTAACTCAGAAAGTTACGAAGCAGGCGGTTCATTGATCTCTGTTGATCAAATATCAGAAAAAGGAAAATTAGAAGTAGAAAGTATGAGTATAAGCTTTAGCAATGTTTCTGATCAAGTTAGGAGCCAAGTACAAAATGGAGATTTTACAGATATAAAAGTTGAAGTTTT